TGCTGTTTGTGCAACTATTGCTGCATCTCTAGCAGCTTCAGCCTGTTGAACTGCTGATGTAGCTGCCGTATCTACGTAATTCTTAGTTGCAGCATCCTGTGCTGACGTAGGGTCAGTTACATTAGTTACTCTTAATGAGGTGGCATCCCATTGGTTAGTAGAGTCAGATTTTGTAATAGCATCATCAGCAATATCTATAGCTTCTTGAGACATATTGAAACCTTGAATACTATCCGTATCAAGGTCAGCTTCTTTCAAAACAGAACCTGCAGCATAATCTACTAATCTTGCACTTTGACTAGTAGACCTTCTTATGACAATAGCAGTCCCATTAGAAGGTGGGGTTACAAAAGTAATCTGACTTGATGTTGGAAAAGTATAGTCAGTAGTTTCAGTTTGAAGAACACCACCTAAGAATACTTTTACATCCTCAGTAGAACGATAGGTAAATCCTATTGTGTAAGTTGCTAGTGTACCGTTTCCTGTGTACCTAGTTAATGCGTAAGCCATATTTTATTTCCTTAATACGTTAAATGGTAAATTAGTTGAATCATTAGTTCCTGTAGCTTTTAGTTTCTTTTCTACAACCATCTCTGTTGACCTCTTGATTCCTGCTTCTTCATTTAAAAGTTTTATCATTGCTACTTCTCTAAAAGTATTAATAATATTTTTTACATTCTCAACAGCAATACTTTCACTTGAAGGAACACCTATAGGTAGTTTAGATTTTGTAAATGGATACAAAGCATCTTTTAGTTTTCCTTCATAGGTATATCTCATCCACCTATCATACAAAGTTTCTTTTCCATCTCTAGTCATTTCTGTTCTCAAGTCAACATCAGGTAATAACTTATGTTTGTATGGTGCAGTAAAATGAGTATTGTTAGCCCTAGCTAATACATATAAGTATTGTTCTATTTCTAACTCTTTATCACCCTTACCTCTCCTTCTTTGTTCTGGAGAAGTAGTAGAAAATAAATTAATAGAACCCATAGGATTACTTAAAGTTCTAGGTGCACCTAAAGCTGTATATTGTTTAGGGACAGTAGAATCATTAGGGTTTACTCTAGTCATAAAGTATTGCTCTAAGTTTTCTGGGTCATTCAATACAGGGTTGTCTAACATTTGAAGTTTATACCAAGTGTTAGGAACTGCAGTCTGTACTTTTTCTCCAATAAATTTTATGAACTCTCCTTCGCTATCTTCTTTCATAGCATCTTCACCAAGTTCTAATATTGCATTAGCACCTGCAAACAAGTTAGCATCTCTTATAGATTGTAGTATTGCAGTCAAAGCTATCATACCTTTATCATATAGGTGCATATATTCACTATCACCTACGTGCTCTCCTTGTTCTGTTCTATAAGCAAGTTCATCTAAACCTTCTAAAGCATTTACCATAATTTTTATTGGTGTAGCAAAAGGGTCAAAGTTACGGTAGTTAAATTCAGAGTCACCTATAATAATTGTGTAAGGTTCTATACCACCTGCATTTTCACCTTGCCTTCTTATTTTATAGTCTCTTCCCTGTGCTCCTGTAATATTACCTGTGGCATACATACTATATATAGAACCTACAATAGCTAAAGATGTTAGAGCCTCTCCTTGTGCCCTTACTTGTCTATGTATTGGAACACCTGCTCCACCACGTAAGTCTCTCATAAAGTTAGGCATTACCATATTTAATCCTGGGGTCAATCTAAAACCTTCTTCAAAAACACGTATAGGTGTTCTAAAGAATAACTGACCTACCAATCTCATATATGGATGTCTGTTAATAAACCCTTCATAACCTTTTGCCATTTTTGATACAGATGATTCACCAGAAAAGTCTCTCTTAAATAGAGCATCAAGTGTGTAATCTTTACCTGCTTTGTTTGAAGCAACTTTCATCAAGTCACCATTCTTAGCTAACTCATCTGATACCCACTTATCTACAGACTTACCTAATCTACCAACTGCACCTCTTGATACAGCTTCATCAGTTAATAATTCAGCAGCATTAGGTGCATCATCATAAGCATTATCTACGGCTTCCTTAACTTTTTTATTTACATAATCGTCTAAATCTTTTCCTTTGAGTTTCTTTGCAGCAGCATCTTCTAGTGCTCTTGCAGTTGCATCTCCTACAACAAATTGCCTATATAGTACTTGTTCAAACATGGCATCAGTTGCTAATAAAAGTCTAGGAAAAAATCGTACAACACCACCACCATACTTCTTAGGGATGACGTTATATGATTCTAAGAATCTAGCTGTGTCTCCTGTTAGAACTGCTCTCTCGTATCTAAAAGCTGCAATACCAGAACGTAATGCTGTTTTCCATATACCTTTTATTGACCCATATTCTGCTGCCATTTGACGTAAGGCTTTTCTAGTTAAACCATCTCTCATTAAATTATTCATAAATGGTTTATAAAATGTTTTGAGTGCAGAAGGTACTGTGTTTAACATTATAGTTTTTGGTGAGAACACATTACCAATAATAACTTCGTTAACACCTTTTAATGCTACGTTAGCCCCTCTTCCTATTTTTGCAGAAAAACTTTGGGATATAACTTCATCTTTAATTTCAGCTATTAATAAGTCACGTTCTCTACGTAACTCTTTAGCTTCTAAATGTCTACCTGCAGCATTAGCTTCATCAATCTTTGTATTTAAATTTCTAACTTCTACATCAAGGTCAGCCTTCTTATTAGCTGTATCTATAATATTTAAGAACCTTACTTCAGCTTGGCTTCTACTTAATCCCTCGTCAGCCATTAAGTTAGCTATAGATAAACCTCTACCTTCTCCTGTAGTAGTACTCTTTTGAGTCTGACGTAATCTTCTAGCTGCAGATTTAGATAATGCTATATAAACACTATCTACTGGTGCTTTTAGTTTTTCTATTTTATCTATACTATTTCTAATCTTTTCTACTTCAGTAGGTGTAAGATTTTCTTTTCTTGCTAACTTAATTAACTCTGCTGTTTGTTGATTATATCTGTCTACAATAGTCTGAGAAGATTTCTGTAATACTTGTTGTTGGTTTTCTCCCATCTTTGACTTGTTGAGAAAGTCAGCAATTTCATCTGGACTTTTTGCACTAGCTTTAAGTAACACTTCGTTAATACTATTAGATACTTCTTCTAGTTTTGTTAAACTTTGTGTTCCGTCTTCTGTTAATCCTATAATTTTACCAGACGGTGCAACTTTATCTAACTCTATTAATACATCATTCATCTTAGTATTAATTTTTTCTGGGCTAGTATCGTCTATAATTTTATTAACAGTAGAAAGATTTTCAGTAACTTCTTCACTAATCTCTTCAGTTATTTCTTCACTAACTTCATCAGTTTTTACTTTAGACTTTTTACCTTTAATAGCTGCAGTTGCATATTTAGTACCAAAGGTAACACTTGTTCCTAAAGCCTTACCTAATCCAAAACCTATAAGTGCACTTTGACCTACTTCACCTGTATCTATTTCTTCTCCAGTTACAGATGTTCTTACCACTTGTCTCGCTACATTATCTGTAGCTGCATAAACAGCACCTTCTGCTCCTGTATACATTCCTGCTTTTAGAGAATGTTTTAGAAGTTGCATTAGACCTTCTTTAGTGGCAATCTTTGCAGTTACTCCACCTGCTGCAACTAAACCAAAAGTTGTAAATCCTGCCCATGTAGTAGGGTCAGAGAATATTCCTGTAAAAAATCTACCTGTTCCTGCCAAAGATATACCTAAGTCATCATAAGATTCCATTAAGTATAGAAAGGCACGTTTCTGTGATTCAGATGCTCCATGTATTCTTGCAGCATCAACAGCCATTTTAGGTAAGTTATAATTAAAGAAACCCATCATCTCAATGCCATATTTAGCAGCATCTTCATCAGACTTACCAAAAGAATCTGTGGCTTTATTATCTCCCCAATCAATACCTCTATTCATTCTATATAGTATCTTTGATGCTTCTATAAACTTTGCATCTTTAATTAAATCTTCATCATATATAGATTCATCAGGAGTTGTATCTTCAAACCTAGCAGTAAAGATAGGCTCATTTGTTGAAACTTTTTGAGAATTGTCAGTAGTTGTAGTAGTTGTAGTAGTTGTAGTAG